CAATTTAGAGTTGTTGGTTCTACCAACACTTTTCAAACGGTTTCCGCTATTCGATTGGCGTAAGGAGAAGACATGGCCGATAAGAAAATTTCTCAATTAACTGGCGCCACGACACCGCTTGCTGGCACCGAAGTTTTGCCAATTGTTCAATCAGGCGCTACGGTTAAAGTGTCGGTTGATAATTTGACCGCTGGACGACCTATTAGTGCCACGGATATTTCTGCTACAAAAACGCTTGTTGTCGGGGAATCTACCGGCATTATCGACACACAGATAATTAAATTGTGGCGAGGTAGTGGTGGTGGTGGGCAATTTGGAACGATAGTTACAAACGGCAACGGTTTATCTCTTTCCGGGTCTAGTGGCTATGTAAGTTTACAAAATAATGTATTTGTTACGTCAACAGACATAACAAACACAAGCGGTAATTACATCCAAGGCACAGCAGCCAAAGGCGTCAACTTCACCGCCAACACCCCCGCAGCGGGGATGACGAGCCAGTTGCTGAACTGGTATGAGGAGGGGACTTGGACACCGGGCCAAGGTGGAGGTGTAACTGTGGTCGGTAGCTACAGTTCTTCAGGAACCTATACAAGAGTTGGGCGGCAAGTAACTGTACATTTTGTAGTAAGCGGCTCGACAAGTATTGCAATAGGCAGTGGTTCTAATTTCATTACAGGATTGCCTTTTGCAAGTTCATCTGGCGTGTATTTTGTGGGGTCGTCCGTAAATTCATCGGCAACTCAAAGCACAAACCCATTTTTACTAAATAACGTAATTTACAGCGCAGAGGCAATATCTGCTGTTGCGTCTATTCATGGAACAATAACTTACACGATATAAAGGAATAGTCATGGCATTGACCAAAGCAACTTTTTCAATGATTTCTGGCACACAGGCCAATGTGCTAGATTTTGGCGCTGACCCAACTGGAACTAATTTAAGCACTACAGCATTTCAAGCAGCTATTGATACCGGACTTTCTGTCTATATCCCAAATGGTTCTTATAAAGTAGGGGCTTTGACCATCAACAATGGGCAAGTTATTGTTGGCGAGTCACGCAACGGCGTTCTTATTTACGCACAAGGATCAACGCCAATCATCCTATGGGACTATGACACTAACGGAAATGTAGTGTTGAAAAACTCCAGTATCTCTAACTTTACTGTCCGAGTTGATGATTTCGGAAATGTTCCAGTCATTAAACTAATTGGGGCGCAGTATTGTAATGTTTCAAACGTATATTTCTGGGACTATACAAATGCTGTAGATGCGCTTGGTATTCATTTGGAATTCTCATACTTCTGTACGTTTGACGATATACGCTGTAACCAAATGTACTCCGGTATTCGTTTTTATGGCGTGGATTACAGCAGAGGCCCAAATCATAATCGCATTTCAAATTTTAATTGTGATAACGCCAGACATTATGGCGTCAGGTTTGACTATGCCCGTGGTAACGTCATAAACATGATTGATCTGGAGTATAGTGGAGACAATCTTTATTACGGCGTCATTTTTGAAAATAGCTCATACAACCAAATCCAACAGTTTTGGTATGAGGCAAATTACGCAACTACAGCAAATGCTGCTATTTTGATCCAAGGCGATAGCACATCAACAAATAAAAAGAATAGCGTCATTTGGTCGGCTCAGATTATTCATCCGTCTATTGGAGTTGTGGTTAATAACTCGCTTGACACTACCTTAGAGAATGTCCGTTTTGTTGGTGGCACGACAAACATTAGTGAAACAGGCAACGCTGGGTTGACAATCGTAGACCCGCAAATTGAATCTCCTTCTGTGGCACTTTGTGATTTTGGGTCAACATCCACTCAACTTATCGAAACTAATTCTGAGTTTAGCGTAAAAAGAAAAGCCGCAACAAGTTTTGTTTTAGATTCCGATACAGATGCAGCGCAAAATTACATTGCTATAAAACAAGCAGGAACGTCAAAACTTTTGCTGATAACAAAACCTGGGACAAATGAAGTAGACATTCAAACTGGTGATGGAGTAGCTTTGCGTGTGGCAAATGGGACTGGCTTTGTAATTCCGCAACAAGGCGCATTTCAGTTTTCTATCAATATCACTTCAGCAACAGCAGCGGCAAATTGTCTGTTTGTAGACAGTGCTGATGGAATTTTGAAATTCAAGGATGGCGCATCCGTTGTACATAGTTTGTATTGATCTTGACAAGCGCCTTCTTAGCGCATAATCTGAGAACCGTACTGGCCCGGTAGACCAGGGCTCAACATGAGCAACCATGACTGAACAAGTCCAAGAAGCCTTAGCGGAAGTTGACTCCGCGCCAGCAACCGAGGTGACGGCCACCCCGGACAGCGCACAAACGCCGGAAGTCGCTGAGAATCAACCCGAGCAGCAAGAGGAGAAGAAGTTCTCCCAGGCTGAAATCGACGCGATGATCAGCAAGCGCCTCGCAAGAGAGCAGCGCAAGTGGGAACGTGAGCAGCAGGCTCGGCTGGCAGAAATGCAAGCCGCAGCGCAGCCGAAGGAGCTGCCGCCAGTTGATCAGTTTGAGTCCCCTGAAGCCTACGCGGAAGCGTTGGCGATCAGGAAGGCCGAAGAACTGATTGCACAGCGGGAACTCCAGAAGCAGCAGGCCGCGATGGAGGACGCCTACGCCGAACGTGCGGAGGAAGCCCGGGCCAAGTATGACGACTTCGAGCAAGTCGCCTACAACCCGCAGCTTCGCATCACGTCGGTTATGGCCGAGACGATCAAAGCCTCAGATGTCGGACCGGATCTGGCCTATTGGCTGGGTTCCAACCCGAAGGAAGCTGACCGCATTTCTCGTTTGTCGCCACTTTTGCAGGCACGCGAGATTGGGAAGATCGAAGCCAAACTTGGCAGCGAGCCTCCCGCCCGTAAGACCTCATCGGCTCCTGCACCCATCACTCCGGTGACGGCAAGAGCTTCAGGAAATCCGAGTTACGATACGACTGATCCGCGTTCGGTGAAGACGATGAGTACCTCGGAGTGGATCGAAGCTGAACGCCAGCGCCAGTTGAAGAAAATGCAGGCGCAGTTCAACCGCTAATTTGAAAGGACGCCATCGTGGCTAACTCAATTCTTACCATTGACATGATCACCAGGAAAGCCCTGGAGATCCTCGAAAACAACCTCGTTCTGACCCGCAACGTCAACCGCCAATACGACGACTCGTTCGCCGTTGAAGGCGCGAAGATCGGCTCCACGCTGCGTATCCGCCTGCCGGACCGCGCTCTGGTGACCGACGGCGCTGCTCTGCAGGTGCAGGATGACAACGAGCAGTTCACCACGCTGACCGTTGCCAGCCAGAAGCACATCGGCGTGAACTTCACGTCGGCCGAGCTGACGATGCAGTTGGACGACTTCGCTGATCGCGTGCTGAAGCCTCGTATCAGCCAGTTGGCCGCCAGCATCGACGCTGACGTCGCCAATGCGTTCAAGACCATCGGTAACAGCGTCGGCACCCCCGGGACCACGCCGTCTACCTCTGCCGTGCTGCTCGCAGCCCAGCAGAAGCTGAACGAGAACGCTGCTGTGATGAACCCGCGTTACGCCACGGTGAACCCGGCGGCCAACGCTGGCTTGGTTGAGGGCATGAAGGGCCTGTTCAACCCGACCGACACCATCAGCAAGCAGTTCAAGAACGGCATGATGGGCATGGGCGTGCTGGGCTTCGACGAGATCAACATGTCTCAGTCGATCAAGCAGTTCACCTGCGGCACCCGCGACGCTACTGGCGGCACGACCTCGGCTGCGGTCTCCACGGAAGGGGCGACCACCATCGCCATCACTGGCGCTGGCAACAGCGACACCGTGAAGGCTGGCGACGTGTTCACCGTTGCTGACTGCTACGCTGTCAACCCGCAGACCCGTGAGTCCACCGGCTCGCTGTTCCAGTTCGTGGCTCTGGCCGACGTGACGCTGAACGGTTCTGGCGCTGGCAGCATCACGGTGGCCCCCATCTACTCGTCCAGCCACGCGCTGGCGACTGTGGATGCGCTGCCGGGCAACAGCAAGGCCGTGACGTTCGTTGGCGCTTCTGGCAGCCAGTACCCGCAGAACCTGGTGTACCACAAAGACGCCATCACGTTCGCCACCGCCGACCTTCTGCTGCCGCAGGGTGTTGACATGGCCGCGCGTGCCGTCCACAACGGTATCAGCCTGCGTGTCGTGCGCCAGTACGACATCAACAACGACCGTATGCCCTGCCGGATCGACGTGCTGTACGGCTACAGCACCATCCGTCCGCAGATGGCCTGCCGTCTCTGGGGCTAATCGAAACGGGGGCTACGGCCCCCTTTCCAAACTCATTCTGAAAGGACTTCATCATGGCTATCCCTAACGGCGGCTCTGCCTATCAGTTTTCTGACGGCAACCTGAACGCGGCCAAGTCGCTTGGCGGTACGATCCTGTTGTCGGCTACCGGCGCAGGTCTGTACTTCCTCGACACGGCTGTTACGGCCAACAGCACCACGACCGACGCTCCTGCCGGTTCGATTGGTGTGACGACCAACGCCACCGGCCTCGGCAAGATGTTTATCTCCGACGGCTCCAAGTGGCAATACGCCGTCGTGGCCTAATTGATCGGGGCTTCGGCCCCGATTTTTGAAAGGATCAGAGATGCCGAACACCAAAGCCGTTGGCGTTGCTTACGCCGACCCGCAGTTCGAGTCTGTTGTTGTCGATGGTTCCGCTGTGGTCAACGGCGGCGTCATTGCTTCGACGGTTCAAGCCACTGGCTCCGCCGCCGCCGCCAACACGGTTGCGGGCCTGTACTTTTTGACGACCGCCATCACGGCGAACTCGACCACCACCAGCGCGCCGGTCGGCTCGCTTGGCACCACCACCAACGCTACTGGCACTGGTAAGCTGTTCATCTCGGACGGCACCAAGTGGCAGTACCCGGTTGTGGCGTAACTCTACGGGGGCTACGGCCCCTGTTTTCACTATGGCAGTCATCTATCTTCGACATCCCCGCCACGGCGCCAAGGTCGCGTGTACCGATTGGGAAGCGGCGTATGATGAGCAGCATGGCTGGGAGCGGTATGATCCCACGGTGCCGGCAGCGCCGGCTGTGGTAGAGGCGACGCCTGCTGCCGACGAGAACATGCTGCGTGTGAGGCGCAAACGGCGCTTCGACACCCAAGAAGGGGCCTGATATGGCTACGGCTGGCGATCAGATCAACCGAGCGCTGCGGCTGCTCGGCGTATTGGCAGAGGGCGAGACGCCCTCGGCGGCAGTGTCGCAAGACGCGCTGACGGCCATGAACCAGATGATCGACAGTTGGAACACTGAGCGCCTGTCTGTTTTCTGCACTCAAGATCAAGTCTTTACTTGGCCCGCCGGCGAGTACATC